TAGTGTAAGTCGAAGGAGCTATGTCGCATAGCTCGGACGCAAGTTTAAATGAGTAACCCTCTTCTCTGAGTTTGTCAATCTCGAGAACTGTCTCAATCTTCTTGTCATCGCTAAGATTCTTTGGGGACTTGTTGGTTCTGCTCGGCACCACGTATTCAGCTGTCCCGAACTCTTCCTCAAGTTCTTCGATGCGCTTTATTTCCTCAGCGATTTTATCGTAGGCCCAATCCACAAATTTTTTTTGGGATCTTCTGTCGTTAGAAAATATATCGTTGTTGTATTCCATCGTTAGGCAAACCTTCCTATGCAGTGATAAAATTTAAAGAATCCACCGACGTCCCTCTGCCCTTCTCGGTTCTTGGCTACGTTGTATGTTAACTCTGTATACGGACCGTGGCTGTCATGGCCCTTGGAGGATTCAAAGTCCCCCTTGGATGGATACATCAGCAGGACTACGTCCGCATCGTTCTCAATATCGCCTGAGTCCTTGAGATCATAGAGTCTAATCCTTTCACTCTTGGCGCCCTCTCGGTTTACTTGGGCTAGCAGGATCACAGATATATTGAGATCCAGAGCCATCTGTTTAATCTTGTGAGAGATATCGGCTATGCCTTCGCACTTGCCCATCTTCTTGCTATCAAATGGTATGAGTTGCAGGTAGTCAATGACCACAAGTTTTACGTCCTTCTTGCGGACCAGGTGACGGACCTGACTTGTGAGGTCGTCAGCGTTTCTAACGCTGTGAGATGTGTAAAGGGGAAGCTCCGCGCACTCCTTTGTCACTGTCTTGAATCGCTCCTCCTGTTGGGGGCTTGCGACTCCATCCTGTATATTCATTACGTTGATGCCAGATATAGTCTGTATCATACGCTTCATTAACTGTTTCCTTGGCATCTCAAATGAGAAGTAGGCTGTAGGTATATCGTCCTGCCTGAGGGCCTTGGTTGCTATGTATAAAGCTAGTGCGGATTTTCCGCAGGATGTTGGGGCCGCGAGTGTAAGCACCTCCCCTGCCGCGATGCCATTGTTACCCAGGTATCCATCAAGCCCTTTGATGTTGGTCTTGACCACATCGGGATTGAAGGTGCCGTCCTGCATCTTCTGGATGTCCTCTAAGATCTCTTCGGCGGAGTCCGCTACAGAGAATGTGTCATTGCCCAGAGTATCTATCTTGAGTATATCGTTTTCTAAACACGCCCTAATGGATTGGGACTCGGCTGATTCTGATTCAGCTTGCTCGGCAGCTAGTCGGCACCCACGAATGATTGACCGCAGGCGACTCTTCTCTGCTATTAGCTTGGCACAATACTGGGCCTGTAGGGGGGTCTCAGCCGCCGACATGACGGAAAAGATACCTGCCATACCTCCGACCTCATCAAGGCCCTTAGAGGCCTTTAGATTCTCTTGCAGAGATATTGCGTCCAGCGGCTTTCCCTTCTCTACAAGGGATGCTATGGCTGTAAAAAGTAACTTGCCTTTGAGGGTATAAAAATCGTCGGGTGTAACAATAACGGATACCGTATCGTATACGGAGTAGTCCCCATCTAGGAGACAGCAGGCAATTAGTTTGTGTTCAGCTTCTTCGTTATGCGGGGGTGTTTTTGTTTCGTTCGTTATCATTTTCAAGTATGTCTAGCATAGCACGGAGGCATTGGCCTATAGCGTTGTGCTTGATTAGTATGCTTTTAGGAATCCCTTTTGTGTCCATGTCATTGTGCAGGTTGATTGTGAGTTCAGTGGCTTCCTTAATTTTATCGTTCATGTGCGCTATCTAATAATTTTATGTAGTAATACTTGACCCCTCTGCACCGCGCAAAAGGGCCAAGCATTCTATCATAAGGAGTTACTCCTTCTCAGCTCTTTCGAGCATCCCTATGGCTATCAATGAGTAGCCAATAAGGTCACGGAATATGTCCTTGGATTGGTCACCTTTGGTAATAACTTTAAGCTGACCATCGGCACAGAAAGCCTTAGCTCTCTGGAATTTGTCCTGCATCCTGATGCAGACTCCTGTAAGAGGGTGGACACCGAACTCGGTTGAGAAATCAAAGTTAGCGAATGGATTCTCGCAACTCTCCCCTCCCGTGTAGTCCGTGTTCTTGTTAGCGGTCATGTCCAATATGGACTCGACTTCATCTCGGCGGAACTTGTCCCACCATATCTTATCGAAGTTCCCCACGACTTAAAACGGTGCGTCGTCTATGTTAGGGGTGCTAGTAGGCACTTTCTCAGTATTCTGAGTTGCCTCTAGCTGTTTCTCCTCAGGCGCGTAGTCCGCGGCGATGGACAGCAATGGCTGACCACTGCGTCCCTGCTTCTTCCACCCCTTGAGGTAGTATAGCCCAGGCTTGGTGACGTAGATACGTCCGTTGTAGTCTGGGTGGTTTTCTTTCTGCTTGCGGTCATTGATGCCGAGCAGTCCTGTGTTTTCTCTGTATGTTGCCATATGTATTATTATTACGGGTTAGAATTCAGTTGGTAGATACGCGGGTTGAGGATCGTCCTTGCCGTGCTTGTTGGTTGCATCTGGATCCTTGGTATCATCGATAGCAAATAGGCCGTTTAAGGCGTATTTACGGGCGTAGGAACTGGCACTGCCAGTTATCTGTGCTTCGTCCATGCCCTTCTTGGTCTCAGCTTCCCTAGCAAAGGCTGTTGTTACAGCTATAGGGTCGGAGTGCGACTCGGTAACAGTCGCTGTTGCCTTGACGTATACCCTGCCACCTACCTCAACGATCTCGTCGCTGACTGTGAGGAAACAATTGTATTTATTCAGTAGAGGCTTGACGGCCTCTAGTATATCTTCGGCTGACCTATAGGTGTAGCCGCCGAACTTGTTGGTCTGCCCCTTAGGAGCTTTTAATTCAGTCTGAATGGACTGCATTATCTTTGTTGGTTTTTTATCTGTCATATCTTTGTTTAGTTAGCTCACGGAATAGTTTGATTCGTTCCGAGGCGTTAGAACATTCCATGAGTTGTATTCGTTTTGCCCCTAGATCTACTAAAATAGATTTCTGTTTTTCGGATGTCAATGCTTTAAATCTTCTACATAGCTGAGTTAATCCAACGGGGTGCAAAACATCTAGTTGCTCCCGCTCTAAGTAATCGGCTATGCCGCGTAGCACCGCGGGTAAATGGCTATGACTAATCTGGCATCTGCCGTAAGCAAAGTTCTCTATCTTGCCTAGCAGGGCATTGCCTACCCTTGATACTACACCTCGGACCATGCCAGATTGATGGCAGTGATCTACCACCCAGTCCGAAGTTTTTCTCAGTAGCAGGGGGCAAGTCTTGGGCTGATGCTTTACCCGCCAGTCCTTGATTTTATTTTGTGGAAGATACATTTAGCTCCGTAAGTAATTCCTTGAGGGTATTCTTCTCTTGAGTTAAGTTCTTACGTTGCTCCATCATCCTTTCAATCCTGAAGGACAGGGTTCTGGACTCCTGTCGGATCATGTCGATCCTAGTCTGTATACGCTCTACGTTGCTTTCTATTTGTGTCATACTCATTGGTTTATTTTTCTAGTACTTGTATTGGTAAATTTAAAATGTCGCTCATCTTTACGATGCTCAGTAAATCACTGCGGCCCTGCCTCGTGTATCCTTTATACAGTGCGTCCGAGCCACGGCTGACCTTGTCATCCAAGTTGCACTTCTTGCTGGCCATCTCATAGAGATACACCCTCTTGATTAAAACGAAATCATCCTGCCTCTCAAAGGCAATGAAGTCCACGTCCGACGCCAGCCAGCCTCGGTCACCCGCTGTGTTTTTGAACTCCAGCCAGACCAGTTCGTCCTGCTCGGAGCTGTCACTCCTGTTGATCCTCTTGCGTGCCTTGACGTCAATCGTCCCTCGGTCGGTGACGTAGTCAAAGTGTTTGTATTGCTCCTCAAGAGTCGAGCGCCTGTATTCTATACCTCGCCTATCCAAGATGTCTTGGAAGGACGTCTCGACGCTCTGGCCCCTGTTCCAGCTAGGGGTATCGATAAAATCAAATGTCTTCATGGCAGGGGAGGTACCTCCTCAACGGAAAGTATTTTGCCCGTGCCTCCGCGCTTAAAGACGCAGGTGCCAGTGCTGTCGGGCTTTTTCTGTAGTAATAGTTTGACCGCTTCAGTTGAGCTGTGCGCCCACTTCAACGACTCACCCACGTATCCTTCTGGCATATCTCTACGGGTGTATTTTATCCTGTATTCAGTCATCAAATACCACGGTAAATCCTACGCCTGCGTTGGTGCCTATAACATTGAAGTCAATCCATTCCATTGCTTCGATATCAGTCATGCCATCGCGGGACATAAAGATGTCCACCATCTTGCTGTGCAGGTAGCACAACTGTCCTTCATGATCTACGCCAATGACCGCCTCGTCGAGGCCGTCGAATCGGATTGCCTTCGGGTCACAGCAGTCCAAGTAGTATTCTATGTCTTGTGTATTCCTTGTATTCATATTACATCCTAAGTAACCAGTAAAGTTCGGCGCACTTCTTCGCTACCTTTATGCCCTTCTGCATCTCCTCTTGACTCCACTCCCTGTGGTAGTGCTTGTGAGTATCGCAGTCAATGACCACTGACCTGCACGATGGAAGGTATTCAAGGTTGTGTTCCTTCATTAACATAAATGCTTCTATTGCAAGCTGTTGGCAATCCT